TGGAAGGCCGTGCTGCGGTGGCTGGCTGAGCGCCTGCTGGCCGAGCGGTGACGACGCTGGTCTGTGCCTGCGGCCAGACGGTGTCGACCGACCGGCCAGGCTATGTCTGGTGCGCCTGCGGGCGCGCATATGTGGCACTCGGAGGGACCGCATGACTCTTGGACTGGTGGCCGTGGCGATCGTGGTCGTCGTCGCATATGTGGCGCTGATTGTGGCGGCGATGGTGTACCTGCCCGATGATCTGGACGGGCCGCGCTGATGGCGATGACGCCACGCGATCCGCGTGTGCTGGTCGACGCGCTGCGCGCCTATCGTCAGCACGGCTCGCAGCGGCTGGCCGCGGCGGCGCTGGGCATCTCCGTCGGCTCCTACCAGCATCGGCTCGACGCGGCCAAGATGCGGCCGGACATCGTTGCCCAGGTCGACGCCGAGCTGACCGGGGCGGCTGAGGTGTTCACCGTCGAGGCCCTGCCGGAAGGCGAGCTCACCGCCGAGGCGCTGCTGGAGCGGCGACGGAGCGACTACGCGCGGCGGCAGGTCGCCCGCGAGGCCCGCGCGCTCATCCGCGTCGACGTCCGCATCGACGGGCCAATCGGCATCCTGCACGGCGGCGATCCGCATCTGGACGATGACGGGACCGACATCGGACTGGTCGAGGAGCACGTCGCCCTGCTGCGGAAGACGGAAGGGCTGTTCGGTGCGAATGTCGGCGACTACAGCAACAACTGGGTCGGCCGGTTGGCCCGGCTCTACGGCGAGCAGGGCACCAGCGCGCGCGAGGCGTGGACGCTGGTGGAGTGGTATATCGGCGCCGTCCGCTGGCTGTATCTCATCGGCGGCAATCACGATGTCTGGTCCGGCGCAGGCGACCCGATCCGCTGGTTCGCGCGGCAGGCCAACGCGCTCTATGCCCATCATGGCGCGCGGCTGGCCCTGCACCTGCCGGGCGGGCGCGTCGTGCGTGTGCATGCGCGGCACGACTGGCCGGGGCATAGCCAGTGGAACAGCGCGCACGGGCCGGCCAAAGCGGCGATGATGGGCTGGCGGGACCACATCCTGACCTGCGGCCATCTGCATATCAGCGGCTATCAGGTCGTCAAGGACCCGTCGAACGGGCTCATTTCGCATGCGCTGCGGGTGGCGTCCTACAAGAAGGCCGACAGTTATGCCGAGGCGCGGGGCCTGAACAACGGGCATATATTCTGCGCGCCGGTCACGATTCTCGACCCGCGCTTCGAGGATGACGACCCGCGGCTCGTGACGACCTTGTTTGACCCGGCCTCCGCGGCCGACTACCTGACGTGGCTGCGGGCACGGTGGGCGCGTGGCAGCCGGAAGCGTTAAGGCGCGGCTGGCCGTGCTGGCCGACGAGCTGCGGCGCGGGCAGATCGTCGAGGCCCGCCTGCGACAACCGGGGTATATTGTGCATGGCCTGTGCGACCGGGCGACCGGCGATATCCTGATCGACCCGGCCCCAGCGACCGTGTCGACGCTGCTGCACGAGCTGCTGCACCGGCGCTATCCTGACTGGCCGGAGCGTCGCGTCCGGGCCGAGGAGCGGCGGCTGCTGCGGGCGATGTCAGACGCGGATATCGCGCGCTGGTATCGGGCCTATTCACGACGGAAACGACAAAGGCGGCCAGTGGCCGTCAGTGACCGCAAGGAGGGATGATGGCAGGCGATCCGATGTTTCTTGAGGGCCTCGAGCTGCTGCGGCAGCTGCACCTGAGCAAAGGCCACGACTATGCCGACGCGGGCGACCCGCTGCGGAACTACCAGACTTCGGCCGACGACAACGGCGTCCCGGCGTGGCGCGCGGCCCAGCTGCGGCTGAGCGAGAAGTATCACCGGCTGTGCAATCTGACGCGTGGCACCGAGCGCTGGCCGAACCACGAAAGCCTTGACGACACGCTGCTCGATCTGGCGGCGATGGCGCTGATTGTGCGGTCGCTCAGGGCACGAGAGCAGGCGCGGCTGCGGCCTGCGCGCGAGACGGTGCTGGTCACCAGTGACGGCATCGTGCATGACATCGTCGAGGTCGGCCCGCCGACCAGCGACGAGCACGCGACCCGCTGGCAGCACGCCGATCCGGGGGATGAGGCATGAGCAAGCCGCTGGTCTACGTCGCCGGGCCCATGACCGGCTATCCGCTGCTGAACTACACGGCGTTTGGCCTCGCGTCCGAGTGGGTTCGGTCGCAAGGCGGGACGCCGATTAACCCGGCCGAGCTCAACCCGGCGCGGCGCGCGTGGTGGCTGTGTATGGTGGTCGACCTGTGGCACCTGCGGCTCGCTGACCGGCTGCTGCTGTTGCCCGGCTGGCAGCGGTCACGCGGCGCAAGACTCGAGGTCGCCTGTGCCGTGCTGCTCGGCCTGCCGATTGACCTCTTCCGGGGCGGGGACGTGCATGCATCGTGAGGTCCGCGACTGGCTGGCCGCGAAGTTTGCCGGTCTGCCGGACGGGCTGCGCGTGTTCGAGGTCGGCAGCAAGGCGATCAACGGCTCAGCGCGGGACGCGGCCCGGCCGGGGCAGGTCGCGGCGTGGTGGGGCTGTGACCTCGTGACCGGCGCCGGTGTCGACTTCGTCGGGCCCGGCGAGGAGGCGGTCCCGCCGTGGCCCGCCGATGTCGCGGTCTGCTGTGAGGTCGGCGAGCACACGCCACGGCTCTGGGCCATCATCGACAATTTGGTTCGCCAGGTGCGGCCCGGGGGCGTCCTGCTGCTGACGATGGCGACCGAGCCGCGCGTGCCGCATTCGGCCGTCGACGGCGGGCCGCTTCGGCAGGACGAGTATTACCGGAATGTCGACCCGCAGGCGCTGCAGGCGTATCTGCTCGCTGCCGGGGCCGAGGACGTGCGGGTCTCGATCCACTTCGTGCGAGGCGACCTCTGGGCCAGTGCCAGACGACCGGAATTGTTAAGCCTGTAAAATGTTTGTGGAGCCTGCATTTTCTGCTTGACAGGATTTCAGGCTTTGGTAATCTCGCCACATGCACGACGCATTTACGCGTCGCGCACGCCGGCCCGAAACGGGCAGAGAGCAGGCCACAATGGTCCCCACCACCACAACCCTCGCCACCTCAATCTACGGTCTCTTCGGTGAGGCCCCAACCTGCGGATGCCGCGGGCGCGATTCGCAGTGCCCGCAGATGGTCTGCGAGGTGCGCGGCCGCTGGTTCATCCGCATGGAACACTGCGGATTTAACCTCCGCGCGAACAACAGCGCGGGCTGGGGCACCGAGGCCGAGGCACGGCGCGCCAGTGTGCGGCTCATGGAGGCGGGCCGCTAGGCCCGTCTCACACGAGAATTCCATGCCAACCATCGTATTACGCGGCCTCGACCCGGCACTGGTCGCGGCCGTCAAGGCCGAAGCCGACCGGCGCGGCCTGTCACTGCGAGCGATGACGATCGAACTACTGCGTGCCGGGCTGGTGCTGGCCGCGCGCGAGGGGAGGGCGTGATGTGGGCGATGATTCTGTGGGACGCGGGTATTCGGTTTGTGGGCCTGCTGGTCGTGGCCGGCGCGGCGGTGCTGGTGTGGGCGGTCGTGCTGCCAGAACTGGCCCGGTGGCGGGCCGCGCGGCGGCGGCAGCGGCAGATCGACGCCGAGGTCGACCGGTGGCTGGAGACGCAGCGGCAGCGCGCGTATAAGGCCGCGACGGATGAGCTCGAGCGGCAGCTGCGCCAGCGGCGGGAGGGTCGGTCATGACGCTGCTGTGGTGCGGCGTGACCATCGCGGTCCTGAGCGCGACGGCGGCCGTGCTGCTGTTCCTCGTGCTGGTGCAGCGCGCGGCGCTGCTGGAGGCCCGTATCGAACTGGAGCAGGCGCAGTATGACGTGATACAGGCGATCGACATGATCGACGCGCGGGGGCGGCGATGACCGGGCACGACGCCGACGCGATCCGTCGCATCGTCGCCCTGCAGCACGGCGTGCTGAAGGCCCTGCGCGCGGTGCCGGACGCCGGACCGGCCGAGGCCGCGACCGCGCTCTCGCTGGTGCTCGTGCAGATTTGGCAGCACGGCGAGATGGAGATCGGCGACCTGCATACCATCATTGACGAAGCGGCCGAGACGACGCGGTACTTTGCCCCGCCGGTGGCCGAGTGCTGAACTGTGGAACATGAGAACTGTAGGCGAGGTGCAGACGCATGGATGATTACTCGAAGTTTATCGAGCGCAAGGCGCAGCTAGGCGGGGACTACGGGTTTGAGCCTGTCGAAATGCCGTCGTGGTTGTTTGATTTTCAGTCGTCGCTCGTAGCCTGGGCGCTTCGCAAGGGGCGGGCCGCGATTTTTGCGGATTGCGGCCTTGGCAAAACGGCAATGGAGCTGGCCTGGTCTGACAATGTCGTGAGACACACCGGCGGTCGTGTGCTGCTGCTGACCCCGCTGGCCGTGACGCATCAGATTGCCGCCGATGCGGAAAAGTTTGGCATCGATGCCCACGTGTCACGAAACGGTGTCGCGCACCGCGGCATTACCATCACGAACTACGAGAAGCTGCATCTGTTCGATGCCTCGCAGTTTGTCGGCGTGGCCTGTGATGAGAGTAGCATCCTGAAAAGCTATAACGGAGCGACACGCGCGGCGATTACGACATTTGCGCGGAAGCTGCCCTACAGGTTATTGGCGACAGCGACGGCGGCCCCGAACGACTTTACTGAGCTCGGCACATCCAGTGAAGCGTTGGGGTATCTCGGCCATATGGATATGTTGAACAGGTTTTTCAAGAACGACCTGAACAACAGCGCGAGCGGGCGGTTTGCGGGTGAGGTCATTAAGTGGCGGCTGAAAGGTCATGCCGAGATTCCTTTCTGGCGATGGGTGTGTTCATGGGCACGTGCGGCGCGTCGGCCCTCTGACTTGGGGTTTGACGATACGCGGTTTATTCTGCCGCCGTTGGTCGAGGTAGAGCACGTCGTCACAGCGAATCGGCACGCAGACGGCATGCTATTTGCGCTGCCCGCGATTGGGCTGGATGAGCAGCGAGAAGAACGACGGCGCACCATTGCCGAACGATGCGAGCAGGTCGCTTCGCTGGTCAACGGCACAGGCGAACCGGCGCTGGTGTGGTGCCATCTCAATGACGAGAGCACTTTGCTGTCGAAGCTGATTCCAGACGCCGTCGAGGTGAGCGGTTCTGATTCTGACGACAGGAAGGAATCGAAGCTGCTGGCCTTTGCCGAAGGGCGCGCGCGCGTGCTGGTCACGAAGCCGAAAATCGGCGCATGGGGGCTCAACTACCAGCACTGCAGTCACGTAACCTTTTTCCCGTCGCACTCGTTTGAGCAGTATTACCAAGGGATTCGAAGGTGCTGGCGTTTTGGTCAAAACCGGCCAGTCACTGTTGACATTGTCACGACAGAAGGCGAGCGCGGCGTCCTGCGTAATCTGCAGCGAAAGGCAGAACAGGCCAGTCAGATGTTTTCAAATCTTGTCGCGGAAATGAACTCCGCGCAGTCTATTGACCGATTGTTGGCATTCACAAAGAAGCAGGAGACCCCGCGATGGCTGTCCACGACCAACTGATTACTGACAAGTTTGCGCTGTATCATGGCGACTGCGTTGAAGTCATGCAGGCGCTGCCGGACGGATGCGTGCATTTGTCGATTTACTCTCCGCCATTTGGCGGGCTGTATCACTACAGCAGCAACGACCGCGACCTGTCCAACTGCGACGACTACGATACGTTTTTTGAGCAGTATGCCTTTGTGGTGAGGGAGCTGGCACGTATTACCATGCCTGGGCGTATCACGGCTGTGCATTGCATGGACGTGCCACGCAGCAACAGCGGGACCGATAGTTATATCGACTTTCCCGGCGACATTATCCGGCTGCATGAGCGTGAGGGATGGCTGTTTACCGGTCGCCGGATGATTTGGAAAGAGCCGCTGGCGGTGCGTCTCCGAACCATGCAGAAAAATCTGGCGCATCAGTCACTGGTCGAGGATTCCATCGACTGCGGTGTCGCGGCTGGCGACCAGCTGCTGACGTTTCGGCGCAAAGGCGCCAATCCGGTAGCAGTGGCGCATCCGGTCGGCATGCTTGATTACGCGGGAGACCGCACACCTCCCGCGGACGTATTGTCGTATCGCGGATGGACTGGTAAGCAGACCCAGAATCGATACTCGCACTGGATTTGGAGACAGTATGCGGATTGCATGTGGGATGACATCCGCATTGGTCGCGTGCTGCCGTTTCGTGAAGCGCGTGACGGCGAGGATGAGAAGCACGTGCATCCGCTGCAGCTTGATGTCATTGACCGATGCGTGCAACTGTTCAGCAATCCAGGAGAGACGGTATTTACGCCATTCATGGGCGTTGGCAGTGAGGTGTATAGCCCGGTTATGCTCGGTCGGCGTGGGATGGGGGCCGAGTTGAAGGCCAGCTACTACCGGCAGGCCTGCAGGAATGTATCAGCGGCTGCAAACGGCATTAAGTTTGGCGGCGAAACCGAGGAGCTCGTCTTCGACGAAACGGCTGATTTTTGAGATGAACTGAGATAGTGGCGAACATCAGTAGACAACCCAACAAGGAGTGACAGCAATGGCGATTACAGTGAGTGCAAATGGCGGCGGCGATTACACACCGGCTCCGGCCGGGGTGCATCAGGCAGTGTGCTGCGACGTGGTCGACCTCGGCCTCGTCGAGACGGAGTGGCAGGGCCAGCGGAAGACCGCGCACAAGGTGCGGCTGGTGTGGCAGATTGACGCGCTCATGAACGACGGCCGACCCTACACGGTGTCGAGCCGCTACACGGCGTCGCTGCACGAGAAATCGCGGCTGCGGGCCGACCTGCAGTCGTGGCGCGGGCGTCCGTTTACCGCCGAGGAGCTGGCGGCGTTCGACCTTGAGAAGCTGCTCGGGGCCGGGTGCCTGCTCAACGTGGTGCATACCGCGCGCAACGGCAAGTCGTATGCCGACATCGTCGCCATCATGCCGCTGCCGAAGCAGACGCCGAAGCTGGCCGTCTCGCCTGACTACGTCCGGCAGCAGGACCGGCAGCAGGACGGGCGCGGCGGTGGCCGTCAGGCAGACAGCTATGCGCCCGCGCAGTCGGTCGGGCATCAGCTGGCCGCACAGGTCGACGAGGTGAGCGTCGACGACATCCCGTTTTGAGGTGACGACATGGCGATCATCCTCGACATCGAAACCGTGGCGATTGACGGGGCGGCCGACCTGGCCGAGCCCGTCACCGCGCCCGCGAACTACAAGGACCCGGCGAAAATCGCGGCCTACGTGGCCGAGAAGCAGGCCGAGCAGACCAGCCGTGCCGCGCTCTACCCGTGGACGACTCGTGTGGTCGCTGTGGGCGTCATCGACGGCGACGACCGCGAGCACGTCCTGACGGCCGCGGACGAGGCGCGGGAGGCCGACCTGCTGCGGCAGGTGTGGCAACTGGCCCTCGACCACAAAGAGGGCCTGACGGCGTCGATCATCGGGTTCAATCACCTGAGCTATGACCTGCCCGTGCTGCTGGCGCGGTCTGTGCTGCTCGGCGTGAAGGCCCCGGCCATCAGCCTCGACAAGTATCGGACGCCGAACATCGACCTCATGCTGCGGCTGACGTGGAACGGGGCGATTGCGGCGCGCAGCCTGAAGTGGTTCGCGCGGCGGTTCGGTCTGCCGGTCGACGACACCATCAGCGGGGCCGACATCGCCGGGCTGTATGCGGCCGGGGACTGGGTCGGCATTCAGTCGCACGTCCTGTCTGATATCCGGCTCACGCGCGAGCTGGCCGTCCGGCTCGGGCACTGGCGGCGGGCGACAGGCGGTGCGGCGTGATCGTGGAACAGGAGAACACCACGGCGCTTGTGGTGCTCGGGGAGCCCCTGCCGGGGGCCCTTGAGCCGCTGCGGCCAGCGGCCCTCTACCGCGACCCGGCGCTGGTCGACGCGGTGCTGGCACAGGCCACGCAGCGCGCGCGGAATGTGGCGGCAGGCCTGACCGCCGACACGGCCAGCGGCCGGAAGGCGATCGCGTCGGTGGCCTACCGCGTGGCGCGGACCAAGACGGCGCTCGACGAGGCCGGGAAGCAGCTGGTCAGCGACATCAAGGCGCAGGCCGCGACCATCGACAGCGAGCGGCGGCGCATCCGCGAGGCCCTCGACCAGCTCAAGGCCGACATCGCGCGGCCGGTCACGCTGTGGGAAATCGAGGAGGAAGGGCGGAAAGTGCGAATTGAGAAGATTCTTTCTCGATTGCGCGCGCTGCCGCGGATGGGTCTGAGCGTGGCTGAAATTGACGCGGCGATCGCCGAGGCGCAAGCGGTCGAGCCATCGACATGCGACGAGCGCGCGGCCGACTGTCGCGCGCTGAAACTGCAGGTGCTCGACCTGCTGGCGACCGCACGACAGCAGGCCGTCGACGCCGAGGCGCTGGCGGCGGAACGGGCCCGGCTCGATGAGGAACGGCGGCGGCTCGACGCGGAGCAGGCCGCAGCTGAGGCGGCACGTCTGGCGGCCCAGCGGGCGCAGGACGACGCCGACCGGCGCGCGGCCGAGGCCGCAGCCGCAGCGGAGCGCGCGGCCCTGCAGGCGGCCGTGGCGCAGGCACAGCAGGAGGTCGCGCGGCTGACCGTGGCGTCGGTGCCTGAGCCGGTCCCGGCCGCTGTGCCGGCGCGCGTCGAGCCGACCGTGCCGACGTGGCGTGTCACGGACAAGCAGCTGCAGTATGCGCGCGCCTGGGCGGTGGCCCTTGAGAGTCGCAGCCCGATGCATGCCGCGCTGGTGCGCGCGCTGCTCGGCGAGATTGACGGCTGGCGCGCAGGCGTCTGACCGTCACCGGATGGGCAGGGTCGACCAGTCGGGCGGCTGCACTCAGCAGCATGAAAACGCGCCCGGCGGCCATGTGGCCGACGTTGGGAGACGTGGTCGGCCCTGCTCCCTCAGTGCAGCCGGCTCGCGTAGGGCGAGGCGCGACGGGAGAGCGCGTGGTTCGGCCGCAGGCGCGGCTAGGCCCCGGCTGCATTTCAGCAAGGAGAGATGACATGGCAGAAGTCTGGATCAGTCTGGGGATGGGCATCATTGTCGGGATTGGCGCAGGGTGGGCGGCGGCATGGCGCATGGCGCGGAAACTGGAGCGGGTCGGCGTCGGCCTGGCCGAATGGGACCACACCGACTGGCGGGAGCTCGACGAGCAGGCCGCGCGGGCGCGGTTTCTGCGGGAGGATCGGGCATGAGGACGTATCGCTCGAAGGCCGTGCAGACCCCGGCCCTGTGCATCTGCGGCTGTGGGCGCCCGCTGCCCTGCCCGCGTCGGCCGGATCGGCAGTATGCCCGGCAGGCCTGCAAGTGTCGGACGGCGCACAAGGCCGCGCTGCCGCTGGCCGACGATCTGCCGGCCGAGCAGATCGAAGCGTTGATCGCGCAGGCCCGCCAGCAGCAGCGGTATGCGCGCGTGATGGGGGTGGGGCGATGAGCGACGCCTATACCAGGCTGCGGGCATATGCGGACGACCTGCAGGCCCGATTCGTCGCGCAGGCTGCATGGAAGGCGCGCCATCCTGACTGGCAGACGATGGACGACGAGACATGGGAGCAGGTCGAGAATGCGGATCCGTTTCCACGCACCGATGATGTCGTGACGGCCGCGCGGTTTCTGGACGTGCTGGCGGTGGGACTGGCCGCATACGAGCGAGGGGTGACGCGATGACTGACGAGACGACGAGTGTGGTGTATCTGTTCGGCGGCGCCGTAGTGGGCACGGCGGCGGCAACCCTGATTCTATCGGCGCTGACGATGATTGGCGCGGTGCGTCAGACCGACACGGAAGAGGCGGAGGGTCGCGCGCTGAAAGGCCTGATCGTCATTACGCTAGCCTTTGCGCTGTTCGCGTTTGTCGCGCTGACAGCGCAGACGCTGATGGGCTTCTGGGAGGCCGCGCGATGACCCGCGACGAGCAGCGGCTGGCGTGGCGTGTCTATTCGGCTGGGGCGCTGTCAACGATTCGCAATGCGGAACTCACGCATGGCGATATCCAGAGCATTGAGGACGTGGCCGACCGGCTGTTGAAGGCCGAGCAGCAGCGCTTCGACGGGCCAGACCATTCTGCTGACGCCAGCAAAATGGTCGAGCCGCGTGAGTGGGTTGATCTGACTGAGGCAGAAATTAGGCAGATAGTAGCGACATGGTACCCGACTCAAGCCGAACTGGTGCGGTTCACGCAAGACCTGCTCCGTGAAAAGAACGGGGGGACGCGATGAGCGCACACACGCCGGGGCCGTGGGAAGTCAAACCAGCCAGAGCGCGTGCAAGGAAAGGATGGGCCGTCGTCGCAAACGATGGCATGACGCCCGTGGCGGGCGCATGGCACCGTGCAGACGCACAGGCCATTTCCGCGACTCTTGATTTACTGGCCGTCGTCGAAGAAGCCATCCGGCTGTACGGCAAACCGGGCGGGCCGTGGAACATGCCGAGCGATCCGGGCGGGTGGATCGCACGAGCACAGGACGCGGTGGCGAAGGCGCGAGGCACCATGTCGAGCGCAGGCTCGAAAAGGTCGGAGGGGGAGCGATGAGCGACAAGAAGCCGAACACGCCGGGGCCGTGGTGGTGGATTGAGCAGAACGGGGAACACCTCGTAATCGATCGGCAGCGGGTCATTGTGGATCTCAAGCAGCATACGGGGCCGACAAACTCGCACAGGGAAGAGGATGCCATCAACGCGCCACTGATTGCCGCTGCACCAGTCATGCTGGCCGCACTGGAACAGGCCATCGCGGAAGCGTGTGCGGCGCATGGAGGCTATCCGCACAACACGCCAGAAAATCGCCCTGGTGGATGGCTGTGGGAAGCGCGGGCGGCGGTGGCGCAGGCGCGATCCACGGTTCCCACGAAATATTGGGAGCTGGTGGCGTTGGGCGTGCTGTGACCGCCATCGGCGCAACAATTCGGCGCTCGACGCAACAATCACCGCCTCTGCGCAGGAATGACGCGCTCGGCGCAAGAATGGAGGACAGATGACGGAGCAGGGCATACAGCGACGGATTGACGCGGCTGTGCAGGCCGAGCGCGACCGGATTCTCGCGTGCATCGATGATGAACTCAACGCGGTCGGCGAATGCCTCGAGAGGACAGACGAGGTCAAGGCCGGGCTGCGGATGGCGCGTCGAATCGTGCGTGATGGCAAGCGCAAGGGCTTGGTGCAGATACGGGGGTGGCGCTAATGTCCGTGGCACGGGAGCAACGATGGCGGCAGCGCCTAGAGGCCGAAAGCAACGCGATCACACGCCAGCAGCGCGAAGCCGAGGTTGCCGAGCGCGTGAGGAGGTTCGGCGTCGTGACACGACCAGCGCCTCCGCCGCCGTCACCGACGCGAGCGGATCGCTGCGCCGTGCGGCGATGGATGCGGCTGCACGCCGATGAGCACGAGGGCGCGACGGCGCTGGCTGAAGCGGCAAGCCTGGCGTTTGACCTGCCGGAAGACTGGCTGGACGACCCCACGCATTGGGTGTGGGACATGGCCGCAGAGGAGACAGAGGCGCGAGGGGGTGAGCGATGACACAGGTCATGGCGGTGCCTGATGTGCTCATCCTGCTCGTGGCACTGATTGGGCTGGGGATCACCGGATGGGTGTGGGCGGGCCTGCTATGGGTCTCGGTCAGGATCGCCCGTGGGGAGCATTACAGCATCGAGCCTGGGATGGCCTCGGCACTGTTCATTTTTTTGGTGGCGGCGATGTTCGGTGGCTGGTGGCTGTCTGCGGCCGTGCGGCTGTTGGCATGGGCGCAGGAGGTGGTGCGATGACGGCATCCGCGCAACAATGCGACGCTCGACGCAACAATGACGCGCTCGGCGCAAGAATGGAGGACACGATGGCCCTGTGTGATTACCGGCTGTGCGACCGCTGCGGCGGCAAAGCCTTCTACGATGCGAATCTGAACTACGGCGACCCCGGCGCAACTCGTGTGCGCGGGCAGCACTACACGCTTGACTTTGTAGGCGACTGGGCGGTGCTGTGCCAGACGTGCGCGGAGAAATACGCAGTCGTGATTGTGACGCAACAACGCGGCGCGCCGAGGATCGAAGACGGCTGGCGACGGTGCGCGGTTGGCCAGCGCGAGACGCAGCACTGCGGGCTGGTCGAGGAGGCGCGGGCGCAGGAGCGGGCGCGGATTGTGGCGCTCATCCGCGAGCATATCGTGCTGTGGGAAAGGGGCAAGTGGGAGACTCGTGAATGGGCCGATATCTACGACGACGACGATGTGGTCGCGCTGAAGCGGCTGCTGCGGCAGGTGGAGGACACGCGCCATGAGTGACAAAGACAAAACCCCTACACAATGCGCGACAGTGCAGGAGAAAGATTCGCCGTGCGCGGTGCGGGAGCGGGCGCGGATTCGGGCGTTGGTGCAAAACGAAATCGAGTACTGGCAGAGTGACTTTGTGCTGCGCCAGTTTTTTGGTCACATCGCCGGACTTCGACGAGCGCTGACCATGATCGATGCGGAGGACACGACCAATGAGTGACGAGAAACTGACGGCAACAGCGACGTTCCACTTGAACGACGGGACGGCGAGCAAGGAGATCGCCAGAATCGGGTCAGACGGCGTGTGGGTCAATCCTGACCTGCCAGTGGATGAGGCCGCGCGGAAGTTTCTCGACATCGTGAACGACATGTGGGGGGCACACTTCACGAAGCCAGCCGTCGAGGCCGAACGGGCGAGGATTCGGGCAGAAGTGAAAGACCTGTTTGATCGGCCCAGTACGTTGTTTGGTAAGTGGGCAAAGATTGATAACGTGCTTTGGATCATCGACGGGGAGGACACACGCCATGAGTGACGCACAGACCCGCCCGACCTTCGCCGATCGCTACGTCTACGCGGCCCGGTGTGTGCAGGTGATCGACGGCGATACGCTCGACCTCGACATCGACCTCGGCTTTCACGTCACGCTCAGGCAGCGCGTCCGGCTGCGCGGCATTGACACGCCGGAGCTGCGTGGGAAGGACAAAGACCGTGCCGTGGCTGCACGGACAGAGGTCACGATCTGGACGGATGGCGTCGAACTGCTCGTGCGGACGGAGCGTGACGCGACCGACAAGTATGGCCGGATGCTGGCTGACGTGTGGGTCGACGGGCTGGCGACCAGTCTGTCGGATCATCTCGTCGGGCGCGGGCTGGCGCGGCGGTATGACGGGGGGCGGCGGTGAGCGACACACGACCGACTCACGCCGACCTGATCGCCCAGCTGGTCGAGGCGCTGGCCGACCTGCTCCGAGAAGCCGAGGACGGGCACGCCGTCTGTGCCTACACGCGGTTCAAGGCCCGCGAAGCGCTGCGGGTGGCGAAGGAGGGGACGGCATGACCAAACCGCTGTTCCGCATCTGCCGCGTCTGCCGCGAGCGTAAACCCGCGACCGACCGGCCGCTGTGCAAGTCGTGCGCGGCGCAGGTGCGATGGCACAAGCGCGAGGCCGAGGAAGACCGCCAGCTGGCCGCGCGGCCCATTGTGGCCCCGCCGACGCCGACCGCCGAGCCGCCACGCGCGACCGGGCAGGCGCGGCCCTACCGGCGACCGTCCGAGACGCCAGCGCCACGGCCGTCGATGCGGGAGCCGGACGTCGACGGGCTGCCGGAGCCTGAGCGCGTCTACTCGCCGGAGGAACGGCTCGCCATGACCGTGTTCCATCAGGCCGTCACCGACCTGTCGATTACCCATGTGCAGCCACGCGACAAAGACGGGGCCGCCCTGTTCCTGCTCGGCCGGGAGCCGTATACCGACATTCACGCCTTCTGGTGCGCGGTGCTGCACCTCGACCCGCGCGGGGCCATCGAGGCGGTCCTGCTGAAGCACGGCACGCAGATTGCCCGCGTCCGGTCGTGGGCGGTGCGCGAGGCGCTGACGGGGCGCGGGAAGGGGCGGCGGTGAGGTTGTCGGTTTATTGTGACAAGGCCGCCGTCGGGCCGATAGAATCGGCTCGCGGCCAGGTATGTGGCCTGACCGCGAACCTAACAACCGGCTGGAGGCGCAGCGCGGATGCTGACGATAGTCTATCGCAGCATGCACGTCTGCCGTAGGAGGTGAGACGTGTATAACAAGCTCTTCACAAAGATTCTCGATTCGTCGATCTGGCTGCAGTCTGACCAGACCGTCCGCGTGTGGATTACCCTGCTGGCCGCGATGGATGAGGACGGCTTGACGCCGTTTGCCACGGTCGCCAACCTTGCGAACAGGTCGCATGTCAGCCTTGAGGCCACACGCGCGGCCGTCGCCTACCTCGAAGGCCCGGACGAGTGCAGCGGCAACCCGGCGAATGACGGCCGACGCATTGAACGGGTCGACGGCGGCTGGCTGGTGCTGAATGCGGCCGCCCATCGCGAGATGGTGACCCGGTCGGAAATCAAGCGGCGGCAGCGCGAACGGGCGCAGGCATCACGCGATCGCAAGCGTCACAGCGAGCCTGTGACCGATGCGTTACAGATCGAGCAGTGTCACAGCTGTCACAGCAAAACGGCCATGTGTCACAGCAAAACGGGGGTGTGTCACAGGAAAACGGGCACCTGTCACAGCAAAACGGCGATCTGTCACGCATCTGTCACGGAATCAGAAGCAGTAGCAGTATCAGAAGCAGAAGCAGTAGCAACAGCAGAGAGATCAGTACTTGCTCGGTCATCCGACCATGCCGAGACCGGTGGATCGCCTACCGGCGATCGCAAGTATGAGGAGGCCTTTAGGGCGTTCTGGGCCGTCTACCCACGCAAGACGGCCAAAGCCACAGCCGCCAAGGCCTACGCGGCCTTACGGCCATCGGCCGACCTGCAGGCGGTCATCCTTGCGGCCGTGCGGCAGCAGGCGGCCAGTCACGACTGGCAGAAGGACGGCGGGCGGTTCGTGCCACACGCGGCGACCTACCTTCGCGGTCGACGATGGGAGGACGTGCCGGTCGGCATGGTGCCCGCGTCGACGGCCAGCGCCAACCCGTCGGCCCCGGTCGAGTCGGCCGAGGACCGCGAACATCGACTGCTGCAGGAGCGCACGCAGGTCTACATCGCGGAACAGAAACGGCTCGAGGCCGAGACGAAGGCCTGGCGGGAAAGCCCGGACTACGTGCCCCTGCGCGAGCTGTTCCGGCGTCAGCGTGAGGCGCAGGGCCTGCCGCCGCTGGCCTTTCTTGATGAGGCGAAGCCATGAGCACGCCGACCGATACGCTGCACGAACAGGCCCTGCAGGCTGAACGGGCTTTGCTCGGGGCCGTGCTGGTCGACCCCACGCGGCTGGTCGACGCCGGGGCGACTGTCACCGAGGCGAGCTTCTACCGGGTGGCGCACCAGCTGCTGTGGCGTGTGATTACGACCAGAGCCGAGGCCCGGCAGCCCTGCGACCTCGTGACGGTCTGCGGCGCGCTGACGCCAACCGAGCTGGAGGCCGTGGGCGGTCCGGCCTATGTCGCCGGCCTGACAGACGGCATGCCGCGCTCGGCCAACGCGGCCTACTACGCCGGACTGGTCCGTGACGCAGCCGCCCGGCGGCAGGTCGAAGCCTTTGCGCGGCAGCTGCTGGCTGAGGCGACCTCCGGCGAGTCAGACCCGGCCGCGCTCGTGACGACCGTAGAAACCGGCCTGGGACGGCTCAGGAGCGGACTTCCGGCCGTGGGCCTACTGGACCCGCCGACCCGTGCCACGCGTGCCATGCAGGCGATGGAACAGGCCGCCACGGGCGCGCTCCAGCGCACCATGAGCCGCGTCGCGGGCCTCGACCACATCTGCCGGGGCTGGCGGGGCGGGCAGCTGGTCGTGCTCGGCGCGCGTCCGGCGATGGGGAAATCCGCGCTGGCAATGGCGCTGGCGGTCGCGGCCGGGGAGCAGGGCGCGGTGCTGTTCGTCAGTCTGGAGATGGGCGCGGACGAGCTCGGCCTGCGCGAGCTGGGCCTGCGGGCAGGCATCCCGCCGACGAGTATCGAGCATTACGCGACACGCGGCAGTGGGGCGCAGCGGGTGTCGGACGCGATGGGCGCGATGGGGAACGGCGGCGTGTATCTGCTCGACCAGGCGGGCGCGCGGGTGTCGCAGGTGTATCAGGCGGCGTCTCGACTGAAGGCGCAGCACAGCCGGGTGTCGCTGGTCGTCATCGACTACCTGCAGCTGATGCGCGCCGAGCCAGGGCAGCGCGCGGACAATCGGACCGTCGAAGTGGGCCAGCTGAGCGGCGGGCTCAAGCGGCTGGCGCGGGACCTCGACGTGCCGGTGCTGGCCCTGTCGCAGCTGTCACGGGCGAGCGAGGCGCGGGCCGACAAGCGGCCGCAGCTATCCGACCTGCGCGAGTCGGGCAGCATCGAGCAGGACGCGGACTGTGTGATGCTGCTGCATCGGCCGGGCTACTACTCGGGCGACCCGCTCGACTGTTCGGCCGACCTCGACGTGAAGAAACACCGAAGCGGGCCGACCGGCAGCGTCAAGCTGGTCTGGCGGCCGGAGACCATGCAGTTTGTCGACGCAGGAGGAACGACCTATGCCGACCAGTAGCTGGAAGGCGTCAGAGCGGCGCATGGCGCGGGACGTCGGGACGGAGCGCATTCCGGTGACCGGCGAGCGGAACGGCTCAGACTTTACCGACACGCTGGCCTGCTACCAGCTGAAGGTGCGGCGCATGCTGCCCGCGTGGCTGTGGGCGTGGCTGGGCGGGATTCAGGGCACGGCGGCGAAGCAGGGCCGCATTGGCGTCCTGGTGCTGCGGGTGCCACGCATGCGGGACGAGGACGCGCTGGTCGTGCTGTCGTGGCGGGACTGGGTCGCCCTGCACGGCGACGCGCAGCGGGGGCAGGACTGATGCCGACGGCACCGAAGCGGGCCTGTCTGGTGCCGGGGTGTCTCGGCTACGCGGAGACGCGCGGCCGGTGCGCGGAGCACGCCAAGCCGATTGTCGAGGCGCTGGCGCGGGCACGGCGGGACGAGCCAGGTCGTCAGTGGTATCACACGACCCGATGGCGCAAACTGCGGCAGACGCTGCTCAGTCGTCGGCCGCTGTGTGTGCGGTGCGAGGCCGAAGGCCGACCGACGCCAGCGACGGACATCGACCACATACAGCCGCACCGCGGCGACGCGAACCTGTTCTGGTCGAGCCGCAACATGCAGGGACTATGCCAAGCGCACCACATCCAGAAGACGCGAGAGGAGCGGCGCGCGTGATTGTTGCGAAACGACACACATGCGGAATTGCTCGCTGTGTCAAAACGCCACAACCAATGCGCGATTGTGTCATTACGCCACAGGGTATGGGGGGCGCAAAACCTGTGCCAATTCGCCTAGAAACCGGCGTGGGCGCTTCGCGTCGACGAGGGCGGTTTAAATTGGGTCAAAACGACGCAACTTGCAATCGGTTTGCGTCGAATTGGAACAAATCAATCCCGAATTGAGACGAAACGGAACCGAAAGTAACGCAAAATGCGGTATCGTGTGACCAGAAAGGAACGCAAATGCCATCAGGCGGACATGCGAGGGCTGGCCGTTTGCCGCAGCCAGGCAGCGGTCGATCATTGACACGACCCGGCGCACGGTCGGGCGCACCGCGGCGACTGCCTGTGATGGCAGCTGCACCGGACCCGCCGCTGTATCTGAGCGCGGAAGAGCTCGAGGTCTGGCGCTACTATGCGCCGAAACTGGCCGCAGATGGGCGGCTGAGCGACAAATCCGTCGACGTGCTGGCCCGGTATTGTCTGGCGGTCGTGCAGGTGCGGCGGCTGACGCAGGTGGTCCGCGAGTCGGCCCCGGTCATCATCTCGACGCAGTATCAGCCGGACGGCACAACGCGCGAGATCGCAAAGACGAACCCGGCAGACGCCATGCTGCGGTCGTGGTTGGACAAGTGCCGAGCGCTGGAGAACGATCTGCTCCTGAACCCGGCCGCGCTGCTGCGTGTGCCGGCCGAACAACCGACCGAGGACGATCCGTTTGCCGACGAGCCGAGCGCGTAAGCCATCGGCGAAGGCGATCGCGGCCGATCCGGTCAAGGCCTACGCGGCGGCGGTCGTCGACGGGCACGAACCAGCGGGCGAGCTGCTGCGTGCGGCGTGTGCGCGCCATCTGGCCGACCTCGAGGCCGCGACCAGCCGCGGATGGCGGTTCGACCGCGAGAAGGCCGCGCAGGCGATCGGCTTCTTTGCCAAGCTGAAACACTACAAAGGCGAATGGGCCGGACAGCCGATCCTGCTGGAGCCGTTTCAGCGGTTCATCGTGGGCAGTCTGTTCGGCTGGCTGCTCGACGACGGCCGTCGACGCTACCGGCAGGCCTACTGTGAGCAGCCGCGCGGGCAGGGGAAGAGCACGACCGCGGCCGGGATCGCGCTGCGGCTGCTGGCCTTCGACGGCGAGCCGGGGGCCGAGGTCTACTGCGCGGCCACGAAAAAGGACCAAGCGAAGATTACCTGGGAGACGGCGCGGCAGATTGTGCTGCGGGTGCCCGCGCTGGCGCAGCGCATTGAACCCTTGAAGACGCATCTGTGGCACGGCGCGTCAGCCTCGAAGCTGGTCCCCCTGGGCGGCGACGAGGATACGCTCGACGGGCTGCGCCCCAACGGGGTCATCCTCGATGAGATTCACGCCATGAAGTCGAGCGGCATTATCGACGTGCTGGCGACTGGCACGGGCACACGGCGTCAGCCGCTGCTGTTCGAGATCACGACGGCAGGCGTCGGCACGACGGGCGTGTGCCACGACCATCACCAATACAGCAGCCAGGTCGCGCGCGGCATCGTGGACGACCCGTCGTGGTTCGGCTGCATCATCGGGGCCGACCCGGCCGACGACTGGCGCGAGCCGTCGACGTGGCGCAAGGCGAACCCGAACCTCGGTGTGAGCGTGAAGGCCGACGACCTCGCGCGGAAGGCCCTGCAGGCGCAGCACATCCCCGCGTTCGAGTCAGAGTTTCGGCGGTTGCACCTCGGCCAGTGGGTGCAGGCGGCCGAGCGCTATCTGCCGATGCATCAATGGGACACGGCCGAGAATGCGGCCGCGATCGACCGGGCAAGTCTGCGCGGACAGCCGTGCGTCATCGGCATGGACGTCTCCGCGAAGTTTGACTTCACCGCAGCCGTGGCCGTGTTTCGCCGACCCGATGGCGGCGTGACGGTACTGCCGACCATCTGGGCCCCCGAGGCGGCGGTGCAGCAGTCGCGTCGCGCGCTGGTGCCCCTCGAGGCGTGGGTGAGAGCCGGTCACCTGCACGTCACGCCGGGCGACGTCATCGACCAGGCCTTTATCCGGGCCTCGCTGCTCGAGCTGGCCCGTGAGTTTGACGTGCGCGAAGTGGCCTATGACTCGTGGAATGCGACCTCGCTGGCGACCGAGCTACAGGCCGACGGGCTGCAGCCGGTCGAAGTGCGGCAGGGCTACCGCACATTGAGCGAGCCGACGAAGACGCTGGCCGCGCTCGTGGCGACCGGCCGTCTGCAGCACGGCGGGCATCCGGTGCTGCGGTGGATGGCGGACAACCTGATTGTGCGGTCGGACCCGAACGGCAACGTCGCCCCGGACAAGGCGCGCGCGGCGGAAAAGATCGACGGCATCGTGGCGCTGATTATGGCCCTGAGCCGTCTGCCCGCGCTGGCGGTGAAACCGAAAGGCCCGCGCGAGCGTGGGCTGATTATTCTCTGAGGAGGACGTATGCAGTGGATCACGATGCACGAGGCGGCTGAGCTGGCGCGCGTCACGACACGCACCATTCGCAATTGGATTGACAAGGGCGCGGTGCAGGCGGTGAAGGCGAGCCCGGCGGCGAGGCGTGTGCTGGTGCGTCGCAGCGATGTCGACCCGCAGCAACGCGCGGAAACGAGCCGCAACAGCGGCACCATCTGATAGCGGACGGCGCGCGCATTCGTCAGACTGACGACGCGCGTGCCCACTATCCTCGAGCGCCTCACCGGCGCATCGTCGGCCCCGCAGCGGGCAAAGTCGACGACCATTCAGCAGGTCGTGTCGGAGTTTCTGCGGTCAGGCACGACCGGCGAGGACTACGCGCTGCGCGTGGCGACCGTGCTGGCCTGCGTCAACGTGATCGCGCAGACCATCGGCACGCTGCCGCTGCTGCTGTATCGGCGCACCGGCACCAGTAAGACGCGCGTCGACAGTGACCCGCTGGCCGAGCTGCTGCGCTGGAAACCGAACCCCTACCAAACCTCGACCGAGTGGCGCGAGCAGATGATCGCGCACGCACTGCTGCACGGCAATGCCTACAGCGAGGTGATCCGCGCGGCTGATGGCACGGTGCGTGAGCTGCTGGTGCTCGACCCGCGCGCGATGCAGGTCGAGCGCGGCGCGTATGGGCCGACGTATCGGTATCAGCCCGCCGAAGGCGCAAGCCGGACGTTCACCGTCGCGTCGCCGACTGACCCGCCGAAGATCCTGCACCTGCGCGGCCTGAGCACGTCAGGGCTCGTGGGCCGGTCGCTGGTCACGGATGCGTCGGACATCATCGACACGGCGCACAGCGCGCAGGTCTACGGCCGGACGCTGCTCGACAACGGCGCGACCCCGGCGCTGGTCCTGAGGCATCCGCAGGTGCTGGACGAGGAAGCGGCAGCCCGCCTCAAAGAATCATGGCGAGCGGCCTACGGCGGCGCGCGCAAGGCGGGCGGCATCGCGGTGCTTGAGGAAGGCATGAGCCTCGACACGCTGTCGATGTCCAACGAAGACCTGCAGCTGCTCGAGACGCGGAAGTTTACGCGGTCGGAGATTGCGGCGCTCTTCCGTGTGCCCGCGCACATGATCGGCGACATGGAGCGGTCCACGTTCAGCAACATCGAACATCAGGCGATCGAGTTTGTGCAGCATTGCATCCGGCCCTGGGCGGTGCGGTTCGAGCAGGTTTTGCACGCCGCACTGCTGTCGGATACCCCGCAGCAGAAGCGCTCCTACTTTTTCGAGTTTCAACTCGACGGCCTGCTGCGCGGTGACATTCACAGCCGCTATCAGGCCTACCAGGTCGGCCGGCAGGCCGGCTTCCTGAGCATTAACGACATCCGGCGTCTGGAGAACCTCGACCCAGTCGCAGGCGGGGACGACTACCTCGAGCCGCTGAACATGCAGCCGGTCGGAGCGTCTCGGTAATGGCGACCTATCGCGGCGAGCCGATCGATCTGGCCCCGACCGAGGGCATGCGCGAAGAGGCGCAGCGCGGGCTGGAGTGGCGCGAAGAATACGGCCGAGGCGGCACGGCGGTCGGCGTGGCAAAGGCGCGGGCGATTCTGACCGAGGACGAGCTCTCGCCGGACAAGGTCATCGACATGTATGCCTACTTCGCGCGGCATGAGGTCGACAAGCTGGGCGAAGGCTTCAGCCCTGACGAAGAGGGCTATCCCTCCGCGGGGCGTATCGCGTGGGCGCTGTGGGGCGGCGATCCGGGGCAGAGCTGGTCGACGAGGAAACGCGAGGAGATGATGCGAATCGACGAAGCACTCGACGAGGCGCGCAGCGCGCCATCAGTCGGCCGCGAAATTAAAGCGGTCGCCTGCAGCTACAAGGCCCTTGAGGCCGAGCGCACGTTTGAGGGCTACGGCTCGGTGTTCGGCGTGGTCGACAGCTACGGCGATGTCGTGATGCCGGGGGCGTTCGTCGACACGCTGCAGAAGGCCGAAACGACCGGCCGCATGCCCGCGATGCTCTGGCAGCACGACCCGTCGCAGGTCGTCGGCGTGTGGCGCACGATGCGCGAGGATGCGCGCGGGCTGCACGTGGTCGGCGAGCTGGCCGACACGCAGCTGGGCCGCGAGGCTTACGCGCTGCTGAAGCTCGGCGCGCTGTCGGGCCTGTCGATCGGCTACAGCGTCACCGGCGACCGCTACGACCGCGAGCGTGACGTGCGGGAGCTGACCGGTATTGATCTGTGGGAGACGTCGCTCGTGACGTTCCCCGCGAATACGGACGCGCGAGTCGCGGCCGTGAAAGACGCCCGGCGCGGTGGGTATCGCGGCCTCGAGCGGATCCTGCGTGAGGCAGGCTTCTCGCGGTCCGAGGCCAAGGCCATCGCGACGGCGGGTATGCGCGAGCTGCGCGAGGCAGACGATCGCGATCTGACAGCAGACGAGGCCGCGGCATTGTGCCGACGGTTCATTCCGTAGGAGAGACGAGCATGGAGAACATCAAGTCAGTGCTCGACGCTCAGGCGGCCGCGTTCGAGGCCCTCAAGACCGCGAACGAAGCCCGCCTGAAGGCGATCGAGGAAAAGGCTGGTCAGGGTGACCACCTCGCCAAGATTGAGAAGATCAACGCCGACCTCGACCAGCTGGCCGACCGGCTGAAGTCGACCGAAGCGGCCCTGAGCCGGTCGGCCGTGGCCCCGGTTGCGGCGGGTGCCGACGAGCAGAAGGCGGCGTTCGGTCAGTGGCTGCGTCGCGGCGATCGGGCGATCGACGCCGTCAAGGGCATGCGCGTCAGCGACAACGAGAACGGCGGCTATCTGGTGCCGGAGTCGGTCGCTGGGCCGCTGATTCAGCGCCTGTTCGACGGTTCGCCGATGCGCCAGGTGGCGCGCATTGAGACGATTACTGGCAATGCCTTCGAGGGCGTGGTCAGCTACGGTCAGCTGGAAGTCGAGTGGCTGGACGAAGTCTCGGCCAGCAGCGACCCGACCACGCCGACTCTGAAGAAGTATCGTATCGAGGTCAACAACCAGCGGTCGAGCCCGCGCATCGGGCCGAATATGCTGGAAGACGGCGCGGTCAATGTCGAACAGTGGCTGCAGAATGCGGCCGCGCGCGACTTCGCGCTGTCGGAGCAGACCGCATTCATCATCGGGTCTGGCGTCGGCCGTCCGCGTGGCATCACGACCTACACCACGGCCGCGACTGCTGACAGTTCGCGCGCCTGGGGCCAGCTGGAGCACGTCGCCACGGGCACGTCGGGCGGCTTCGGCTCCAACGCCAACGGCACCGACAAGCTCATCGAGCTCACCGGCAAGCTGAAGAGCGGCTACCGCGCGGGCGCGGTGTGGATGATGTCGAAGGCCACGCTCGCGTCGACCCGCGTGCTGAAGACCAGCGGCGGCGACTACATCTGGCAGCCGTCGACGCAGGCCGGCAATCCGTCGGTGCTCCTCGGCTATCCCGTCGTGGAAGCCGAAGACATGCCCACCATCGGCGCCGACTCGCTGTCGATTGCCTTCGGCAACTTCGGCAACGGCTACATGGTGGTCGACCGTCTCGGGCTGTCGGTGCTGCGCGATCCGTTCAGCAACAACCCCTACATCACGTTCCACACGACCCGGCGTGTCGGTGGCGGCGTGGTCGACTTCGACGCCATCAAGTTCCTGAAGTTCTCGGCCTAGGAGGAATGAGATCATGCGCGATTCACTGAACCAGACGAAGGTCACCTCGGCGTTCAATTATGCGTCGAACACCGCAACGGCCAACGGCACCAACATCATCGACATGCAGGGCTTTGACTCCTGCTTGTTCGTGATCCAGCTGGCGACGGTCACGACGGCCGATGCGACCAACTTCTTCACCTTCACCATTCAGGCCGGCGATGCGTCCGACCTGAGTGATGGCGCGACGGTGACGGCAGCGACGGGGCTGCTCGGTAGCAACCTCGTCGTGAACGACACCGGGCTGAGCAACAAGGTCGGGACGATGGGCTATGCGGGCGGCAAGCGCTACGCACGGCTCGTGGCGACCGAAACCCTGACGGCGTCGGCGGCGTGGTCTGCCGTGGCCGTGCAGGGTCTGCCGCATGTGGCCCCGGTGGGCGACTCGGCCTTCGCATAAGACTGCAGGCCGGGCTGCTCCGATGGGGGCGGCCCGGCCTGACTCCACGGGGCGACCATGATCCGATTGCTGCAGGAAATCCGGCTGAGCGACACGGGGCGACTCGTGGCGGGCGAAGTCTGCACGCTGCCGTCAGGCCTCGAGGCCGCACTCATCGCGCAGGGCGTCGCGGAGCGCGTCGCGGAGGCACGTGAGGCGCCGTATCAGCAGGCCGTCCTCGCAGCCCCGCAGCGCAAGCGGCGCGCGCTACAGGTGGTCGCATGAGCTGGCAACGGCAGCCGCTGGTCTCGCAGGTGACCGGCCCGACGGTCGAGCCGCTGTCCCTGAGCGAGGCGAAGCTGTTCCTGCGCGTGGATCACACGAGCGACGACACGCTGATTGCCTCGATGCTGGCGTCGGCGCGGCTGTGGGTCGAAACCTACACGCGGCGGGCGCTGTGCACGCAGACGGTCGACCTCAAGTATGCGGGCTGGCCGGTGCAATACGTGCCGCTGGTCGTGCCGTATGCCCCGCTGCAGTCGGTCACGTCGATTACCTACGTCGACCAGGACGAAGCGACGCAGACGCTGGCGGCCAGCGAGTATGTCGTGCGGACGCAAAGCGGCCCGCGTGCGGGGCGGGGCACCATCGAAATTGCCGACGGGGTGACATTGCCGACACTGTCGACACAGCCCGACCGGCCGGTCACGGTGCGCGCGGTGTGCGGCTACGGCGTGGCGGCGCAGGTGCCGGACGGCATCAAGAGTGCGATCTATCTGCTGCTCGGCGATCTGTATGAGCAGCGACAGGAAACCATCACCGGCACTGTTGTCCAGCAGACTAAAACCACCATCGAACGACTGCTCGGGCCCTATCGGCTCGTGGAGGCGGCGTGAGCCAGATCGGGCACCTGCGGCATCGGGTCGCGATTGCGAACCCCACGCGCACGGCGGACGGTGACGGCGGCTATACCGACGCCTGGGTCGCGGCCGAGCCATCGCCGGTGTGGGCGCGCATTGATACAGCCACGGCGAGCAACATCGAGCGGCTGGTTGGCAACACCGTCACGGCGCCGATTTCACACATTGTGACCATGCGCTGGCATGACGGCGTGACGACGCGCAGCCGCCTGACTTACGACGGCCGATACTTCAACGTGCGCGGCCTGCAGAATATCCAAGAGCGCGACCGCTGGCTGGTGCTGGCTTGCGAGGAGCAGACGGCATGAGTCAGGCCACCATGAAGCTGGACGGGCTCGACCAGCTGCGGACGCTGATCGGCGACTTCGGCGATGTCTGCACCGATCGCGGGCAGGCCCTCGCCGAGAAAGCCGCGCAGCAGGCCGCTGAGGAAATCCGCGCCGCCTATCCCGAAGGCCCGACGGGCAATCTGCGGAAGGGCGTGCGGCAGGTCCGCGGCGGCGCGCAGGGGCACCGCGTGCTGTCGCTCGTGAAGAGCATGGCCCCACACGCGCACCTCTACGAATACGGCACGCGGCGACAGCCGGCGAGACCGGTGGTCGGCGAAGTGGCGGCGCGCGTGCGGCGCGAGTTTTACGGCGACCTCGTGCAGATGGTGGGCGACGTCACCGGGGCCGACGTGCGCGGAGGGCTGATCGGTGAGTAGCCAAGCCATCGACACGGCCCTCATTGCCAAGCTCGCAGGCGATGCCACACTGACTGGGCTGGCCCCAGGGGGCGTGTTCCGCGAAGTGGCCCCGCAGGGGGTCGAAGAACCGTTTATCATTGTGCAGCAGATGACGCACGAAGATCAGTACCTGTTGCGGCGACAGGCGGCGTTCGAGTCGGTGCTGTATCTGGTGAAGGCCGTGCAGCAGAGCATGAGCGCATCGGGCGTGCAGGCAGCCGCCGATCGGATTCACACGCTGCTGCAGAACGGCAGTCTGACGATTACCGGCTACACGCTCACGCTGCTGCAGCGCGAGGAGCGGATCGCGACGGTCGAGATTGACGAGGACCGCGACCTGCGGTATCAGCATCGCGGCGGTCTGTATCGGCTGATTGCGGAGCCGACGGCATGAAGGCGCTGGTCTGTCATCCCGGCGCGTCGTGGGCGACGCACGATGTTTATAAGGGCGTCGTCGAGGGCCTGCGGGCTGCTGACGGGCACATCGTCGAATGGCGACTGGACGGCCGCATCGAGCGCTGGCATGCGTTTCTGCATTACCTCTGGCGCAAGCAGCGACGGGAGCAGAAGGGGCAGGCGTGGCCGAAGCCCTCGGCGGCCGACACGCTGCACATGGCGACGACCGGCCTGATTGAGCGAGCGCTCGAGAAGCACTGCACCGACGTGATCGTCGTGTCGGCCATGTTCCTGCCGCCGGACAAGATCGAGCTCGCGAAGCGCGCCGGCCTGCGGGTGTGGCTGCTGACGACCGAAACCCCATACGACCTCGACGACGAGCTGCGGCTGGCGGCGATGGTCGACGGCGTCTGGACGAACGAGCGCTCGGCCGTCGAGATGTTCCGGCAGGTGAACCGCAATGTGGCGTATCTGGCCCACGCGTGGCGACCGGGCGTGCATGACGTGACCATGCCGGCGCAGGTGGCGCCGTGTGACGTCCTGTTCTGCGGCAGCTACTTCCCCGAACGGGTTGCGTGGTTCGAGGCCATCGACTGGACGGGCATCGACCTGCACCTTTACGGCACGACCGAGCTGATCGCGAAGGCGTCACCGCTGCGCGCCTACTGCAAGGGCGGCCTCGTGCCGAACGAGCAGCTGGCCGCGTTGGCGAAGACGGCCGCGATCACCATTAACTTTTTTCGCCGTCCGGCAGCGGGCCGCGTGGCAGAATCATGCAACCCGCGTGTGATCGAGATGGCCGCGGCGGGCTGCTGCGTCGTGACCGATGCGCGGCCCGAAGTGGTCGAGCGATTCGGTGACAGTATGCCGACGTTTTCCACGCCAGCGGAGGCGGAGGCCCTGATACGTGGGCTGCTGGCCGATCCGTCACGGCGTCGCGCGTGTGCGTATGGGGCGCGGGCCGCCGTGGCCGATGCGACCTGGACGGCTCGCGGACAGCAGATGATGCACGATCTCGCGCGATGGACGCGCA